GCCATGCACCATGAGCGGAAGTAGATCGTAAGTTACCTTCTGATTTTACTGATCTATTGCCAGAATCGGTTAGCGGATTACACACAGCAAAGTTATTCGTAGGGCTATCAACCATCACATCAGATTCAGTCAAGCCACCTTCGCTTTCCCAATCATTGTTGTTACCGCTTTGATCTAGCCAGTAGGCGTATTCGCGTGTGTCTGCGAATGCCATGTAGATGTATTTGCCGCCAGATGCGTTTGTCGCACCATTAGTAGATGTGCATTGAAATCCAGTAGCAGTAAAATTCAGAGTATTGTTTACACTTGTTGCTTCTGCATCAGTTTCGTCAGCATTGACAATAGTGTTGACAGGGTTAAATGGATTACGAACATTGTCGTACATTTTCCAATGTTCTGCCGCATTACTGCGCTTAATCATCACAAATGCTGGAGAGAATCCTAGCGTGATTACTGGGCCTGTGGTGCTGCCATTTCCTGAGTATGAACTAAATTTACTGTAGCCTGTGACGCTGTGAAATGCGTATGCTATATATGTTGCACCATTGCTGTTAGTGTCTGAATTTGCGCCAACGCCAATAGTAGTAGCTGTATTACCTTGAAATCCAGTTGTTTCCTGATCTGCTGCGGCTGTTGTGTTTAGGGATAGAAAAGCACTATTATTTGACCCGTCCCCGTAAACTGCTTGAATAACTGAACCACCAACTTTCCAAGGTGCGGCTGTCGTTCTGCTTTTGACTATAACAATTTCAGGCGTAGAGTCTAAACCATGCCCTAATTTGGTAGTATTTGTGGCATTACCTGTCCAACTGACTATAGATTGCCCATAAGTGGTGTTAGCCCTGACACTGGTTGTGATTGTGCCATCGGTATTAGAGGCGGTAGTTCCGCCCATGTCCCATGTCCATGCAACTATATCATCTCCACTTACGGAGTTGATACGATAGCCCCCATCGTCTATGCCTAGCGTAAATCCATCTGCTGTAACACCTGTAACAAGTCTGTTCACTGTTCCATCAGACAGACCCGTAGCTTCCACAATAGTTGTGTTAGTAGATAAAGTCTTAGGCAATCCCCTGAGTGTGTCTACTAAACGATGTGGTGTGCCTGATCTTGTTCTATTCTTAAACCACAAAAAATCTGGCTGAAATCCTACGCCACCAATATATCTTACTTGTGTGTTAGCTTCATAAACGACTGTAGAAAAACCTTCTACTGTGTAGTCTTGCTTAAACGGCAGATAGAAACCATTTGTGCCGTATGTACCAGCGTATTCAATGGGATTCCATTCGCCATATGTGCCTGTCTCACCAAATGAATCTGGTGTTAGTGCTTGCCCGTCAATGAAGTTTACTTCGCCAAGATAGCCCCCAAATTCATCACCATCACCACTTCGGTCAAAATCCCCTATGTAGTTTTTATTAGCGGTTAAATTCATATATGTGTTTTGGTTTTGGTTTGGATTAAGAACATTAGCAAAAGATGTTATTTGAACTCCATTTACATATAATTTAATTCTATCTGCTGCTGTTCCGTTTGTCGTATCAACTACCGCAACAATATTATACCAAGCACTGGTGTCTCTAAATACTTGGGTACTTTCTTCTCTGAATATATAAGAACTATCGTATTGATAAAAATGCAAAGTATTGTCACCCGCAAAATGCAGGTGAGTGCTACTGCCGTTGTACACTCCTGCGGCAAATAGAGTAGATTGCGCTGCGTTACTTAGTTCTGATCTTTTGACCCATGCACTCCAAGTCCAAGTTTTAGCATTTCCGTTTGAAGTAGGGGTGCGAGTCAACCGAGTTTCACGCCCCTCATCAAACCTAAGACTTTGCTCTATTTCATAGTCACCGCCAGCACCGCTAGCCCCTATTCGTGGGTTATCGGATAAAATTCCCATATTATTTTACATCCAATGTGACAACCGCTTGAATGGTTGTCGTTGTATTAGCAATGTAATCGATTCTATCGACCGCGTTTGCAGTTGTACTTAAAACGGGTGTCTCACCTGCTGCGAACTTAAAATGGCTGCCATAGGCTAACGTTCGAGAACCCGTTCCATCTTGTTTAATAAAGAAAGAACCTGATTGACCCGCCGCGGTGTTAGTGGGATTAGCTAAAGTACGATTACCCGCTAATGTTACCGAAAAATTATTAGACAAAGCAAGATTGGTAGAAATACTACTAGCGTCGGTAAGACCTACAATAAGACCTACGGCGTTACCACTAACCGTCAATCGGTCAACACTTTCGTCCCACTCAACGTACTTACCGCTAGTAGCACCAAATATTTTAACATCATGACCTGTGTCATTAACGCCTACGGTCAACGTGCCTAACATAGTGGTTGCCGCAGCAATATTTACCGCACCGTCAATGTCAACGATATCAAGGTTAGCCGTTCCATCTACATCAATATTTCCACTAATATCTAAACTAGCGGCAATTATTTCTCCACTAGCATTAATAGCACCGTTAATATCAATGGTAGTGGCTGCTATCTGGATCTCAGTGTCGGCAACAATATCTAATTGACCATCTGTTGAAGAATTAAGGTAAATAGCCGTATCACGGAATTGAATTTTATTAGCACCGTCAATAGTAGTGGCGGCAGCAATGTTTACGGCACCATCAATATCTACAACGTCTAAGTTAGTAGTACCGTCAATATCAACGTTTCCACTAATGTCTAAAGTCGCTGCGTCTAACTCTCCCGTTATAGTAAGATTACGGATGCCTGTGTAGTCTTTATTAGAGTCTAGTATGACAGCCTTAGAAGCCACCGCCGTACCAATAGCGGTTGAGCCGATGTCTAAAGCATTGAGTTCTCCTACTACTATTGTTGCTCCGTCAAGAATGTTTAACTCTGCTGTAGTACTTGTAACTCCGTCAAGAATATTTAGCTCTGTAGCCGTTGAAGTCACTGCTACATTTTCATTAATTTTAGGAGAGGTTAAAGTTTTGTTTGTTAGTGTGTCAGTAGATACGCGTGACAATAAAGTTGAGTTAGCGCCCGCGGGCAACATTAGCGTATTGGTTACAGAAGCGGAGTGAGGCTGGCCAAATACTTTTTGACCGTGACTGTTACTCTCGCAGTTGAATACAATCGCACCTGAATTATTATTACCTCGTACAACTACAGTACCTGTGCCGTTAGGCGCTAGATCAATAGTAGCATTAGACGTTGTAACAATGTCTTTGCCGTTCATGTCTAGGTTTCCACCTAATTGTGGAGAGGTATCGTCTACCACAGCAGATAAATCGCCGCTTGAGCCTGTGCCTGCAATAACAGTTGCTCGAGTCATCTTTTTAAGATTACCGCCCGAAGCATCTATAGCTATAAAAAGGTCGTCCGCTGCAGCGGTGCTAATCTCTACTAAAGACGCTACCGCCGTAGGGTTAAAATTTGTGCCATCAGCAACAAGAAGCATTCCTGCCGTGTTGGTTCCCATAACCAGATCATCACCAGTTATAGTGAGGTCACCACCTACTATTAAGTTACCTGATACATCGGCTGCACCATTAACATCTAACGTACCCGTAACAACTAGGGTATCAGCACTCTCGTCCCAAAGAAGAGACTTGCCAGAAGTAGCGCCAAAGAACTTAACATCATACCCCGTGTCGTTAACACCTACTGTTACGGTGCCATCAGCTTGAGTAGCGGCGTTAATGTCCAACGTGGTTGCAGCAAGTTGGATCTCAGTGTCTGCAACAATGTCTAATTGACCGTCAGCACTTGAATTAATAAAAAGCCCTGAGTCTCGGAATTGTATTTTTTGATTGGTCGTAGTGGTGTTGCCGTTATTCAATACTTCAGCTAGATTGCCGCCCGTATTTGCGTCAACATAGGCTTTAATAGATTGTTGCGTGGCCAATGCAGTGGCACTATTGCCCGACATATTATCTTGATCAAGAATGTCTGTTATTGCTACGGACCCAGTGCCCGATAAAGAGTTAAACTCAACTAAGCCCGCGACATTAATTCCGTCAACAGCCAGATTTGAGTAAACGTTAACGGCCTTCGCACCTGAACCACCGCCATCAAACTTGACGAGCACATCGGTACCCGCGGCAATTTCAAGATCATTGCTTGTGTTGTATGTGCCTTGAAAAATAAATATGGATCGACTACCCGTTAAGCTGTTGCGTATAAAGCATAGTTTTTCAGCGTCATTAGGGGTAAGTGTTACATAAACAGACGCGCCTAAATCTCCACCGTCTGCAAATTCAATGTATTTGTTACGTCCAGTAGAAGAAGCGCCGTTGGTAATAGCTATTGTATTAGGTGAGCCTGACGAGCCCGCAGAAGATAAAGTTATTACGACTGCACCGTTAATAGCCTCGTCTAAAATATTAGAGTTGTCATTAACCGTTTCGCCCCACGTTCCAGATTGTTCACCAGTAGCTGGTTTCTCAATACCGAGGTTGACTGTATATGTACTAGGCATTTTTAATTCCTCACGGTACTATGTTTGTCCAGCTTGGGTTTTGAATAGGCACAATACTCATCCAGATTTGTCCCACGCTTGCTGTGGCGGATACTCCCGTTACTGCAACGTTCATTATGCAATCCTAATAATAGCAGTGGCGGCATCAGCCGTTGGGAACACTACGGTGAAATTCCCAGAGTTTACAACCTTGTCAGACCCAAAATCTAAAACCAATATGGCGGGTTTGGTTAGAGAGATTGAAGTAGTGTTGGGCGTGTTGTTATAAATTAACGCGCCTCTAGCCGTAATCGTAGAGTTTGCCCACGTTTCGTCTATAAAATCAGTCAACGCCGTAGTTGCAGAAGACGTAGGATCTACCGCAGTTAAATTTTCGCCTCCTGCAGTATACCCTGTGCCACTTACTTCATTAGTGGTTGCATACGCAGTGGTGTCTGCATTCATCGTAGCAGAGCTTGTATAAAGTGCTATCTTAAACACATCACCGCTTGAAGCGTCAAAGTCATGAGCACCGTACATTAATTCTTTCTTAAAACTGGTGCACATGTAGTTTCCTGTAAAAGCCATGTCACAGTCTCCTTATATAGTTAGCAAGCTCTAATTGTCCTGCTTCGGTTAACGCGTTATGCATCGTAGTTCTATCTGATTTGATAGCTTCGTGCATGTAAAATTCTAATGTTTTAAGCAGTTGCCCACGAAAGGCATGAGCTTGGGCCCTAATAGCAGGGTTTGCGTCATCTGAAATGGCGATAATCTTATTCGCACACCGCTCCGCAATTTCCTCTGGAGTAAAACCTCTTCCACTGGTGGTGTGTACTTCCACCGAGTTTGTGTCCATCTGTAGGGCTGCATTACTCATTGTTTAGGCCTTATAAGTTGTCCAGTGCGGTATTCATCGGTCACTTCTTTGGCTTCGCCTAGTAATTTCAAACCGCCAATGGCTTCGGTAAACCGTTTGTCGTACATGGCCATCATGTCGGGTTCACCCTTCATATAAATGTATGCTTCTATCAAGCACCCATAAAGTAAAGCGATTTCAGCGTTTGTACTAAGCCATGTTACGCCACTATCGGCCCCCGCGGTCAAACTTGCGGGACGATAAAAATAATGTAGCTCTACGCTGTACGCACTATTAGGGGTTGGACCCAAGATAAAGTTATTAATGTCAAAAGTAGCGTAAAATCGCGGGTCTCCAGCCGTAGCCGAAATAGGATTAAAGGTTTGAACAAAATCAGGCTCTTTAAAGTCTAAGAAAACGTGATTGTTTGTGCTGTCTACATAAGATAAAGAAAAAGGTGCTAAGAAATCACTAGGTGCCGCTAAAAACTTGTCATTCAAAGTCATGGCACCGCTTACATTCTTTCTAAACAGGCTTAACTGAACACTTTTAAGGATTCTTTCCTCTGCTTGACGAATAAATAACGGCAAATTGCTTACAAAAGACGTTTCATCGTTCTCTGTATAGTCTCTAATAGCTTGTTTTAGCTGATCCAATGTAAAACTCATGTAGTCACCGTCACTGTTCCAACCGAACCTGTTGATATAAGGCGGTTAGGGGGGCTGTAATCGTTATCTGCCCACCCACCTACTGGATCAAAACTCCATTGAATATTGCGTTGTACGGCAAGATTCGTTTCAGGACGGGCATTCTGCAAAGCTTGTGGATCAGAAACCTTACGAAAAGGCCCTAATTGAGGCTGCTTAGGATCAAATTCGTCAGGACCCACCAATAACCCGTTCCATTCTTTCCTCATTACCCTATAAGGATAACGAAAGCCCGAACGGTCCGAGATGGCGTATGCTTTTTTTCCAGACGCAAACTTACCCATTGTCAAACTCTCCTGTATACAGGGGTCACGTTAAAGGACGAACGGTCCCTATCTTCTACAGCAGCCCTTTCAAACTCTTCTTCGTATAGGGCTTTAAGCATTTCAACACGGTTTGGAGCACGTTTTAAAGCAAGGTAATAAGCTAAACCTGCCGCTAAACAAGGGTAAAACCTAAAAGGTAAGTCCATCGTGTTAGTGTATATGTCCGCATCATCCATTCGGGTTAAAGCGTCATAGTACACAACATCAGTGCTGTTATCAGGCACAGGCCAAAGCTTTAAGTTAGGCGTAACTTGCCTATCCAAGAAGAATTGATTAACTCTACCTTTCGTTGCCTTGTTGGGTATACTTAAATAACCATCTCGGCTTAAACGAATCAACGAGTAATCAGTTCCAGATCGTTGCACAACGACAGATAAAATATCAATTACATCCGCGGTTAAAGGGTAGTTACCTGTACCGTCAACCATTGCAACAGTACGCTGCTTAATGGTCCACTGGTTAAGGCCACGGTTAGCCCAGTCTGCAAGCAAAAGGTTTAAAGACCTCTTGGCAGATTTTAAGTCATAACCTGTTCGGACCTCTAGCCCACATCGCTCAAATGCCTCTTCGACATATTCTGCAACGTCTAACTCAAAGTCTTTACTTTCAGATGTAGCCATAGCTTTTACCTACGCAGTGCGTGTCTTTCTCTTAACGGGTTTAGCCGTTTTAGCTGATGCTACAAACGCTTTGTTAGTGGGGGCACCGGGTGACCCAACCTTGCGCATTGTCTCTTTCGACCCTGCTGCGATTCGCTTTTTCTTAGCGTGAATGTTGGCATAAAGCCCTTTACTGGGCATTACTTAGGACCTCGTCCTTTGGCTTTAGACTTAGCCGTGGCTGCACCCACGCCTAACACTCCTAACTCTTTTGCTAAAGAGCGCATCGAAGATTGAATACTTTTAAGGGTCATAGCACCCGCTGCAGCGCCCGCTGCAGCACCACCTTTTTTCATACGCTTAACAGGTTCTTTCATAGCAACCATACCGCCGCCACGCATACGCTTAACAGGTTTCTTTGCTGAAGAACTAACTTTCTTTGGTTTCATAGCCATTTTGGAGCTTCCTATATAAAGTTTCTCTTACTTGGTAAATTTGACGTGCATTATGTTCTGCATCGTATGTATCATAATAGCCTTTTTTATTCAACTTGTCAGCCGCTTGTTGTAACTTAGATAATCGCTGA